GTGCAGATGATGACGCAATTGAACCAATTGACTTTACTAGTGATACAACTATTGATGTACACGTACAAGTAGGACCTGGTACAGGTGCTGCTGGTACAATAACAGTTACTGGATACTTTACTTAAACGTAAATTTATCTTAGACTATGAGGATTGATTATTCTCCTAGTATCAATTGTTAATGTTTAAAGAGCTCACTTCGGTGGGCTCTTTTTACGTTTAACGTTTGGGCCAGGTCGGTCTTCTCTTTTTTCAGGTAGACTATCTAGGTGGGCTCTGATTTTTTTCATCATTTCCATATGTTGTTTCATGGTCATTGGTTCATTTTTCATTGTTTTCTCCATCACTTAATTCAAATTTTAAATATTCTTGCCATTCTTTTTTATTTTCATAAGCAAAATATTCTAACCAACCATTAGCTTCGTCTACACCTTCTAAAAAACAATTAAGTTCTTTTTCTGTAGAAAAAGTGTAAGTTTTTTGAGTATAACCTTTTTTAGGTTTTTCAATATTTCTAACTGCTTCTGTTCCCCAAATAATATGTATTTTATGTTTCATTGTTTTTCTTCCTGCGTTTAGCGTTATTTGATTCTCTAGTCATTTCATTTTCTGCTGCAAACCATTCTTCTATAGCCTGGGTTTTAGTTATCTTGTTAGGATTTTTAATAAATTTTATGTGTTGTGGTTTAATTATCAACGTTGCATAGTTGTGATATTTTTCATCAGTTAAAGTAAATTCATAATCCTCGCCAAAATAATGTAATTTATTTTTAATATATTCTGCACGCATTATTTTCATAGCACTCTGTTTTTAATAATGTTCCAAGCTTTTTGAAGAGTTTCATCGTAATGTAACTCTTCTTCTTCCCTAAAAGTTATTTCATCAATAAGTTCATCAATAATTCTTACTGCGTCTGCGATGTTGTTAATTTTTCTTTCTGGCATAATTTACCTCGTTTTTGTAATTGATATCTAATGTTATCTAAACTTTTTTGAGTTAGATAACCTCCATTGTTATATTTAGTTTTAGTTTTCATAAAAATTTTTAGTTATGTGCGAAGGTACACAGTCCCGGGAACGGCTAACGTAGCACGGTCCTTTAGGACCGGTGCGGAGAGGGCCGTGTACGGGATAGTGTACGAGCACAATTAACAATATCCTAATAATTGGAATCTAAGAAAAATTTCTTTTGGCACTGCTTGCCAAGTCCAAAATCTAGCAACTTTATCAGGTTGTGAGTTTGTCTTAACTGAACCAGTAGTCCAAAACGAGCTTCTGTCTCGCCATAGTTGCCAGTTTGTTTTACTAGATGTATTAGGTGCGTGTAAATTTTTCTTTTTATAAGCTAACCAACCTTCTTGATCCCATCGCCAAGCAACATTTAGATGTCTAGTACCTACCATATTTTTAGCTCTAGAACTAAAACCAGTAACAGTAAACCGCACATCTGCTTGTCGGTATCTTATTAAAAGTGTATCACCTTCTTTAAAGAACACTGTAGGGTCAATAGTATTTTCTGCCATTGCTGTATATAAAGAACCATAACTATTGGTCATATTTAAATGGTAATAAACTTGACCAGTAATTTGATCTTCAACAGTTTCTGGACCATAAAGATAGCCATTTCTAGCATAAGGTACTTCATTTAAATCACACCAACGCGATTCTTTATTGTTGTAAGGATGTTGATTGTAATAACCTTTGCCATTAAGCTGGTGTTCCGTCATTCTCCGATTTGCCATTTGATTCTCCATATTCATAAGTTTTAAGAAGTCTTGCTAAATACCATTGGGCTTTTAGCAAATCTTCTTTTTGATTTTTGTATTCATAACGCCACATATATTTTATGACATTACCTTTTAAGTAACCTTGGAACTGTCGAGTGGTCATAGAAGCTTGAATAGCTTGTATGCACTCTATCTCTCCAGTGTTGTAGTGTGGTGGTTGATTAACATTGTCCATAATTTTCTCTCTGATAATGATACAACAAATAGCTTGGTATCTAGGCATAAGGCACCGTATAAGTTTAACTTACCTGACACATTGTTTGTGATAATTTTACTTATCTTGTAAAAACCTTGTGTCCTTTGCAGTAGGTCCCCAGCACTCCATAGCGGTCCGGAACAAGCCGTCTGTGCAACCGGTTGTTTCAACTACTTGTTGTACGTATTAAAGATAGTGAGTAAGGTGGTATCAAGCGTTGCTACACTGGTCTCTAGCTTCTGTGCAGTTTTGAGATCTCTAACCAACATGCGGTCGTATCAATTACTCACTATCGTATTCTTTATAAACTCTTTTTAAAAAGTTTTTGTTTTCTGCTTCATAATCTTCGAAACAATCGTAAGGTTTTGTGCGATAAGCAGAACGTTCTCGACAATTCTTTCGATACATATGATATGCAAACATTTCATAAGTCATAAAATATTTTACAACTCCTTTAAATAACATTCAAACTGGTTATAAAGACCATGTTGATATTGCTCATTAACTTGCCATAAGACATTAGCATTTAAATCAACTTTGTTTTTAACTGAATAGTTATCTACATAAGAGGGTAAAAACTCTTCAACAAAAAGAGTAAAGAACACTACCCATCTAGCGTTCTCAATATCTGTATTGTTTTCAAGTACATTAGTAAGAATGTACTGATTAATAGTTTTACCTGTAGCAGCTTGCATTTGACTTAGTTTATCTAACCAACTTTGAAAAGCTTCTATGAGCACATCGCCATGCTCTTCATGTTCAAGATGCATGGCGTTTACTTTACCCATTGTCTCTCCAATCAGGTTGTCGCTCTTCCCATTTGCCACGAGGTGTGTGCAAAGTGAAGTTCAAAACTTTCGTAGGTTTTGTAGTAACTACAAATTTCTGGTGCACCATAGTCTTCTTCATAATGAACAAGACTATAGTAGCTACTAGGCCGCCGACCATAGCGGCAGCCATACCAGAAAAAGTACCATAAAAAGCAACCATAAGCGTAAGTGTAATCAAAACATCTACAAAGACATCATGACCAATAGTCTTACGCCCACCAATTTTAAGCGCTAGCAAAAGCAGACCTAGCGCGCTGAATATTCCTATAGCTAGCATTGTTTCTATTCCTCCATATTAAGTAAGCCATATATCCAAATTGAATCAATTCAATTAAGATCCACAATGCGGTTGTAACCGCGGTAACTGTTGCATTAGTCATAATCTGCAATCCTCCAAATAACAAACAAGGCAGTAGCTGTAAACAGCAGCACTCCGAGTAATACAAGAAAAGTATGAAAAGAACTTGCCACTGCAATTAGGCCAAACATAATCATACTACCAATGAGTACTGATACGCCGTACTCCTTCGCGTGTTTTTTAAACAGTTTCGATAATTTCGCCATAAGGCGCCTCCGTTGCTGAATTTGTTACCCAGACAACTGGAAAGTGTGGTTCACTTCCAAAGTCATCAGATTCCAAATCGGTTAGATAAATTAAGCAGGATATTTCTGGGTGTGTTTCTGCCATGTGTTTAATAGCAGGCCCAAACCTAGTACCACCTCTGCCTTCCATTGTAACTTTCAAAGGCAACGATTCACGGGTGAATGTTTCTTCGGCAGTTACTTGTGTGTCGGCTTGCACAAAATGTACATTTTCAACATTTGCATCAATTAGCATAGCTGAGATCTCGCCAAGATCTTGGTTAAGTTCTTCATCTGTACGCGAACCTGACGTATCAGTAATGACACCAACAGACTCTATACAAGGCGAGAACATACTCGGTAAGTACAGACCTTGACCGATAAACCTACGATTAGGTCTCTGCCAACTAAAGTCAGACTTGTTGTTGTTACGCAAGAACCTAGCCAAACGTTCTTTCCAATTAACTTTTGGCTTAACTATTTGGTCAATCAAAGATTGCAAAGAGCCAGGTAGTTTACCTTGAGCTTTAGCTGCTTCTGCTGCTTGCTGTATAGCAACTGACATATCAGCTTCAAACTCGCCAGGATTTTTATCAACTTCTGCAGACTTTTGTACGCACGCTCCAAAAGATTCTTTGCCATCACCTTCTTCAGGTGGTGGCGGTGGATTCTTTTGCAACTCAGCATATATCTGATCGGTAGTCATATTGGCATACTTGTCATCAATCAAATCAGTTTGTGGCAGTTGTAAACCTGCATCACGCACTACTAGATTAATAACATAGTCGCCAGCTACATTCCAAAGATACGGGTCACGTTCATGTAAACGCACCATGTGCATGAACACTACGTGCATTACTTCATGAGCAAGCAGACCAACACGTTGTTGGTCTGTCAAACTCAAAAAGAACTTTGGATTGTAAAGCAAACGTTTACCATCAGTACCAGCTGTAGGCACTTCTTCTGTTTCAATTGGTTTCAATCGCAAGCACAACGTACCAAAGAAAGGTTGCTTCAAAAGAAGCTGCGACCTAGCTCTAGTAAACTTTTGCTGAGCTTCACTCATCATCGTCTCCAAGTAAAGTAGAACTCAACATAACGTTGTTGAACTTTTGAGAAACTTCCTCAACCATTTGCTGGTTCTCTTGTTGTTTCTTCTTACGTTCAGTACGTTTATGCACAGCTACCATTTTTTCTGGCATAACTTCTTCAACAGCATTAGCAAGTTGCGGCCAAGCTTTGAGTGCTTGGTTAAGAGTTTCAAAACGATCAAGGGTATTAAAATACTCTTTAGTATCGTTTTTCATTTTAAACTCTGCATTTTTCATTGCAGTCCATTCGTCTACACACTGTCGATACAATTCATCTTCTGACTCATTATGCAAATGAATAGCCAAAGCATTATTGTACCTGTCAGTAAGAAACTCAACTTCATAAGGCAACTGAAAAGTGACTCGTTGCAACTCATGTTCTTCAGAGTCCCATTCATAACTATTAGTATAGTCACGCAATTGCCAATCAATAGACTTAGCATAGCCCTCAGAATCTTTCTTAGTAAGACGATTCTCTTGAGATTTTGTTAAGACTTGAGGGGCACTAACAAGCACATCAAACTCAGCATTGGTCTGAAACAAGTCTTTTTTGTTTTCACTACCGTACACTTTAGTTTTTTCCATGTGCGTGTCATAGACTGCTTTCATGTCAGCAAACATAGGTTCAACATACTTCTTGTATATTTTAAGACCTAAGTCTTCTGACATTCTAGGCACTGGGTTTACTTTTCTGTAATCTTCCTGAAACTTATCACAAAGTTTCTTAAGAAGATCGTCCGTCATTCTGGCTGTAGCCATAATAATCTCCGTAATTGTTACAATACAACTTGTGAATTCTTTTCAATCCACTTAGTCATTGTATCGTGATTAATCAAATTTCTGTCAACGGCAAGCATACCTTTGACTAGAACCACTTGGAACTCAGTAGGAAGCTTAAGAGTAAGCTTCATAATGTTTTCCATTTTGCTTTCTTCGGCACGTGCTGATATTGCACCAGTTAAGGCATACAATACTGCAGGATCCTCTGAAGGCATGTACGTTTCTGGTTTAGCAATCAAATTGTCAATATCAGGCAATTTGTTTGCAACCTTAGCAAATGCTAGAAACTCACCAGCTGGGCCATCACCAACTGCAGCAGCTATGCCATAAAACATACCTTCTGCGTCAATAGATTTTTCCAACTTCAAACGCCTGTCAACAAACGACCAAGTTCTTGGCGTAGGAAAGGCATACTCGTCTGCATTGAAACTGTACAATAGACCAGGTCGATAACGCATAAACGATATCAACGTAGTATCTATTTCATTTTTCATAGCCCAATCACACCAAGTATCAACATTAGCTTCAAGCTCATAATGCATGAGCCTGTTACCTACTGGCTTAGGCATTTGGTACACAGCAGCACCGTCAGTAAGACGATTACCAGCTGCAACTACTGCCCAACCTTTAGGCATAATGTAGTTACCAACTCGGCGTGTAATAAGTAACTGCAAGAACGCATTCTGAGTAGCTGGTGGAGCAGTTGGCAACTCATCAATCATGAATATCCCACGCTCACCGTCACGTTCTACAGTTGGAAAGATGTCAGGTGGTGCCCAAGTAGTTTGAAAACCAAACTGTTCGCTTGGTTCCAAACGCGGAATACCATGCACATCTACCGGATCAAACAAATTAGCACGAAAATCCATAATAGGTATTCCCATTTCTTTTGCTATCTGTTCCGGCACTTCCGATTTACCGATGCCTGGGCCGCCCCAGACCATGGTGTTGAGACCAACACGCATGTTTTTTCTAATTTCACTCTTAAGCTTGTCAGCATTAAGTGTGACCATTGTTTGCATATTTGACATATTTTTGCTCCTTTGTATCAAATAGTTATATTTCAATAGGTTCGATGTCTCGTACTTTGACTTCGTCTTTCCGAATCATCTCGCCCAACCTTTGTACAGCTAGTTTCTTGTAGTCTACTTCGTCATCTATTGGGAACGGAGCTTCAAACTCCACTACAATAGTATGTTGCGAAAAAGCGTCAACAAACGTCGCTCTAAACATTCTAGTTCTCATAATTTACTCCTGAAAAAGTGCGAAGGTACGGCGGCACCAGCCGACGTACGAGCACGCACGCAAAGATGCTGGAGCTGATTGGGATATAAGTGTGACACCAACTCCAGCACGGTAGTAATCGATTGGCAATTACCACCAACAAGAATAAAATACTTTTTTTCCTTCTGCTAACCATTGCAGAGCTCTCTCGCAAAAAAGTAAATCTTGCTCTTTATATTCACGCATTGCTTCTTCTTGAAACTGATGCCCCCAAAAGAAACCATCAGGACAAAACGGCAACTCATCATTAATAATTAGTTCCCGTAAAATCTTAATGTCTTCTTCAAACAATTCTAAATTCTCAGCATTAAAAGATCCCATCACACCAGCTGGCACTTCTTCGCCTTTGCGTCTGTAATACAACTCCATCATATATTGCTGTAACCTAGCGTGTTTACGCCATTCAAATTCACACTTAATCTGCGGTTTGGCAGTATCAATGTGAACAACCTTTGCATCTGGTGTGTCTTGTTCAGACCAACCAGCCATCATATCTAAGCCC